TTTGCCCTCCCTGTAGGCGCATAGAACCCCCTCAGCTTTGATGCTGATTCGTTGCGGAATTCGTGGTTTCATATTTTCGGTGGGTTATTTGGTGATTGGTGCCCAGCATGCGGATCGGATGCCAGGGCGGCGGACTTTCTCAACGGCGTTTTCTTTTTCCAGCTTGATCAAGCGCTGGCGGATAGCTTTACCGGTCATGCCATTGTAGCCGGCACAGCGGAGGAGGCTTGCGACAGAATCCGGCGTGGAGCCGGCAATGCTGAGCCGCGAGATGATTTCGTTATCGTCAGGTATCAATACCATGAGTTTTCATCTATTAGTTTATGTAAGTCCCTATGTAGGGGCTTATCAACATCCATACTTTGAGGAAGGTAACCATGCGTGGAACAGTCATTGCAGCAAAAGAAATTGATTTTCAAGGAGAACGATGCTGCTATCTGGTTAAGTTTGGAGAGCATGAGTATGCAGTTTTCACTTCACCTAATGATTTAGGTCTGCAGGCTGGTGATGAACTACATAACGAAAAAGGTTATTGGTATTCAGAAGCTTTCGCAGGCTTACAGGTTGGAAATTTCAACTTGAAAGATAAGAAGAATGCAGAGGCTGAATACGATGAACTAATTTAGCTATTATCTTGTGCTTGAGTTAGCAACCCGTCCTTTTTCAGTGTTTTCTTCAGTTGTTCGCGCAATTGCTGATTTCCTTGATACTTCACAGCGGTATCGCGGAGGCTATTTACCAGCTCTCGGAAAACGTGCGGTGGCAACGTGTAGCGCTGGCTTACAGGTTGAGCCAGCATTGAAACGCGGGTGTGCGGATGGTCAGGTTGAACGTGAATGCTAAATGCATAGCTGAGTTGCCTCGTTGTTGCTGAGTACCGCCATAGGCAAATGCCGCCTCTTGCAACATATCCAGCAGATCGCGATAAACATGCGGTGGCAGGCTCGGCTTATCCACCACTGCTGGCGCTGGCGTGGCGGTGTAGAACTGCTCGCCAAGCTGACCAGTGCGCGGATAAAAAAGCACGGCGCCGATAGTCAAGATAGTGGCGCTTGGCTTCTTACCCAACGTTTCAAGGTCAAACATTAGGTGGTTCCTATTCTCCAGATAATAAAAACCCGCATATAGCGGGTGATATTAAAAATAAAATCTATAAAAATAATTAGAAGTTGCTTTCACATGATGGACAAATGGCACACCCACAGTACTCTTCAAAAACTGATTTAATAGTATCAGTCATTTCTATACGGTCTTCAAAAGGAACGTCATTTGGGCTTTTAGTAAAAATTGAGTTTGCATATTTATAGGCTGCATCGATATCTTTGCCACCTTCGAACACTGCATCTTCATGTATTTTACAGTTTGTAAAAACACCTGTTCGCATTAAGATACCCATCGCCCATAACTCTTGCTCATCATGCAGGTTATTTATTGACATATTATCACCACCACAGTTAACCATAACAGGTCTTGAAGTATAACAACCGTGGGGATTATACAATATTACTTTAAACTTAACGTGTGATCTGTGATGGCTATGTTGCTCTCGGGCTTAGCCATGCTGATTACCTCTCACTTGCCCCATATAGCGCAGCATCTCTGCACCAACCCACATGCCAACCTGAACGCTTACCCCGTTACCGATCTGTTTGTACGCTGCAGTATCGGATACGGGAAAGTTGAACCAGTCAGGAACGCCCTGCAGGCGCGCATACTCTCGTTTCGAATATGGCCGCACACCCAACGGGAAGCGCTTATCGACTACGAGACGCGTGCTCTTGTCTTTGGCGTAGTGGGCGACACATGTGGGCGCCAGATCACCCGCCGCCGAATCACTGATAATTGGCAGGTCGCGGTAGGCGCCGCTCATGCGTTTAGCGATAGCCGATGGCAGCGTGACTTGCGGGTCATCTTCCAGAATCGCTGATAGCGGGATGCGCGCTGAATTCTCCGGCGGGCGCACGGCGAAGGTGCGACGGGTACCGATGATGATCAGACGGCTTCGCTTCTGTGGTAACCACGTCTCCGACTTGATCGGGCAGAACACCTGAATAAAGTAGTCAGGCATGCGCGTCATGGCTTCCATCACGACAGGAAACGCGCGCATTCCTGGTACGTTCTCGATCACGTAAAACTCAGGCTTTGCCAATGCGAAATGACGAAGAGCATGCAGGAACAAATCATCGCCGGTGCGCACGCCATGGATATCGCCGATCGTCGAGTATTTCGTGCATGGATACGTGAAAACCATTCCGTCGCAGGTATCCTGCTCGAAAACCAATTCCTGGCTGATATCGCACTGCTTAACGTGGTCGCCAAGGTTGTGCCGGTAAGTTTTGCAGGCGTCGGCATCCAGCTCAAACGCCTGGTTAACCCTGATGCCGGCATCCATCAGGCCGATATCCATCAGGCCGGCGCCGCAGAAGTATGAATTGACGGTTACGCTCACAGCTCCACCTCCCTAGCGCTGTCTTCTGGGCTTGCATTGCGAATGGCCTCCCGCAGCGTGCTGGCGAAATGACGCGCCAGGCCAACTTCATGCTGATAGCAGTGCTTCCCGTCGATCGGCGAATCAAGGAAGTCGGCAAACTTCTCCACCCCCTGCGCCTGGATAGCTGCAAGTGCTGCGTCAGTGGCTGGGGTTTCGATATGGCGTGCTCTGTCGATTTCAAACCCTGCTGGCTCACCTTCGGTGTAGGCGGAGGCGATAAGGTCAACCGATGACTTCAGCGCCTGATTCTCCACAGCCAGCGCATTAACTCGATTAGTCAGCTCTTTGATGGTTTCAGCCATTGTCAGCTTTACCTGCAGCGTTTGGGCGTTGATCTGCCGGATGCTGGCAAGTTCTGATACCAAGGCTTCATAGTCGGAGAATTTAACGTACTCACCATGCTCATTTTCGCGGGCAAACGGCGCAAATCGCGCCGCGTGCATGACGTAATCAGGGTTATATCTCTGAACCATCGGGATTCTCCTTGCCGCTGGTGGAGCGATATTCATCGAGAATGGCGAGCACATCAAGCTGAGTGCCTGCGGGAAGGATGTAAGCGGTTTGGCCGTCGATTTCACGGACTTCGGCCTGAGCCAAGAGCGTGACGAGCTTGCGGGACTTTGGCGCGCTGAATTTTGGAGCGATAAAGGATTTTGTGACCTTTTTCTTGCCCGCGGCTTTGGCCTTTTCGACGTCGCCAGCTAGCACCTTGCCAGCTTGCTCGCCATGCTCTTTAACGCGCTCAACAGCGGCATCGACGGCAACGGCGCCATCTTTGACAAGCGTCTGAACATCGTGATTTGCCTGGGTGAGGGCAAGCAGTTTATCGACTGTGGCGCGGCTTTTGCCGACCAGCGCGGCGATCTCATCTGGTGACAGGTTGAAGCCAGCGAGCTCTTTTACCACCCGCGATTGCTCGTAAGGGGTAAGTGCCAGTTGACTATTGCTGTTCATGATGCGCGCTATGCGCTCCACGTCGCTGCCAGTAAACGGCATGATTGCTACCCACTCAGCGGGCTTGCCAGCGTCACGACAACGCAGATAGGCGCGGTGCCGGCGGTGGCCCTCAACAATCCATACTCCGCCATCGTCGCGTGGGCGCACTTCCAGAGGCGGGACGGGCTTACCTTGAAACAGATGATTAAACAGATCATCGTCGGCGGCCTGCGTGCGCTCATCGTCTACGCGCTTGTTGAAGCCTTCTTGGACGTGAATGTCTTTTAGTCTGATTAATAGGCCGTTTTTCCCGCGTTTAATAATCTTGTCGTCGATAAGCTTGTTGATTGAGTTAGCCATTCATTAACTCCAGACCGCGCCGGCAGTCAGCAGGCACAGGGTAAAAATGAGTAGGTAGAAGAGGTGTTTGCCGTGGTGGCGCTTAGGGGCGAAATCGCCCCCGGTCAGGTCGTACTTGTGCTGAATACGAGCGTTTAGGCTTACCATGTTGGCCTCCGCTGCTGGGTGTGCAGGCGGCGCTGCAGTGTTCTGATGTTCTGGCGGACGACGTACACCGGCGCGCAGGTATCGGCACAGACGAGGATTCTCACGGCCTTATATCTGCCGTCTTCGTAGCGCTGAATGCTCACAGCCTGTTTTGCTACGTCGCGCGTCTGGCCGCAGTGCTCACAGCGTTGGGTAGTGGTTTGCATAACATGTCCTCTCAATGAAATTCACATGGATAAAGGCGCTGCCTGAGTTGATGCACGCGCTCGGTTTCCCTACGGTTCCAGCACACTGGAGCAGGGCAGCGCCTTTGTTGATGTGAAAAAAATAGCCCCGGCGAGCGGGGCAAAGGATGTGACAAGGGAAGTGGTACTGAGCAGGCTTGTGATTTCTCACGCACCTGGTGGCGCATCGAACCGGGGATTTATACTGTGTAGATATAAATTAGGAACCGAAACGATACGCCACCAGATAGGTGAGGTATTGGGCTGACCACTCATGAGGTAGGATCCTTCACCGCTTCCAGAATTTAAGGAATCGGGCGAGTGGTCAGCCTAATACGCCGGAATTAACCGGCGATGATAAAACCGACTGCTGACCAGAACGCGATGCAGATGACAACCACGCCCAGCCAGACTTTTTCGTTGAATGTCATGATTGCCTCAGTGCGCCCCGTAGGGCGCGGTGGGTGTTAAGCAACTGACAGGCAGGTTGGCAGCGCGCAGCGGTTTTTGAACATGCGCACATAGCGAACCATGAAATTGATTTCACGCAGGCTGAAAGGCTTCCAATCAGATGCAAGCCACACAGTGAACGCTGCGTGCCGTTGCTCTGTATTTTCGCTATATCTGTCGCGGAAATACTTAGCTAGGTAATGTTTCGTATTCATCGTGTAACCCTCTGCTGTTAGATGCTAATCACGCCGGCATCAAAAAGGCGCTTTAGCGAATTGCTGATGTCAGCTTTAAAACATTCAATTGCTTTCCGGCGCTCTTCGTTTTTGGAAGGACGAGAACGAGGGTTTGCTATTTGCTTTTCAAGCTGTGCGATTTCAGTTTTACGGTGAGCAATGACGTTTTTTGCGAACAAAATCTGCTGCTGGTTCATCGATTCAATCCTCAGTGGTTTTATGCCTACCGCCCCAAACTGGCAGCGGCAGGGTAAATCCACTCTTTCCCTAAAGAACGTTACCGGTCGATCCCTCTCGGGGCCGGGGAGTGATTGCATCGCTCACCCCTGGGCGTCTTACCTGTGTGGCTTCCTGCCGGTGACGTTGTTGCTGTCGATGGAATTGATAATAGCCATGAGTATTATCAATAGCAATACGTATTAAGATTGATTCAATAGCAATTGCTATAATCATCTGTTTTGAAAGTAAATTTAGTTGGTAAAAATTTGTGCTAAGAGGGTTGGATAAGGTTTGTTGTGTGATTTCTGGCAGGGATTAACGCTTTGCAAATTCTTGAGAAAGGATTAAAGTTTGAAAATAACTGTACATATAAACAGTGTTTTTGAGTGTCATTTTTACACCCGGGGTTTCATATGATCGAGATGTTAGTGCGTCGTGCGGCGGGAGTGTACGAAAAAGAAACCCT